AAGAATATTTGCGGCATCCATTGAACCACTTGCGTTACCTGCACCAATCATTGTATGTAATTCGTCAATAAAGACAATCACATTTGGTTCGTGTTGTAACTCATTTAAAATTGCCTTGATTCTCTCTTCAAACTGTCCACGGTATTTTGTACCTGCAACGAGTGAAGTTAAATCAAGGGAAACAACTCTCTTATCTAAAAGATTGGTAGGACATTCTCCCTTATAAATCATTAAAGCTAATTTTTCAACTAATGCGGTTTTACCCACACCAGCGTCTCCCACGATAACTGCATTATTTTTTTTCTTACGGGACAGAATCTGAGCAATTCTTTTCACTTCTTTATCTCGACCAATTACTGGGTCAATTTTACCTTCTTCGGCAATCTTAGTTAGGTCCCTTGAGAAATTATCTAAAATTGGTGTTTCTGAACCTTTACGAACTTTCCTTGGGTTAGTTTGTGGTCCTTCTTCAAAAAAATCTACAGCCATATTAATAAGTTTTATTTTGTACAAATGTAACATAAATTATTCTAAAAACAAAATTAAGACAAAATGTCTAAAAAAATGTCTAACAAATGTCTAAATGTCACTTTTAGACATTTGGCAAATAAATTGTACAAAAGTACAAAAACAATATTATTATGATAACATTATTTAAAGACCCGTTCTTCAACACATTGGATAATGTGTTTGAACAATCGAGAGTAGGAACCTCTCCACAAATAAACGTTACTAAAAACGAAATGGAATATAAGGTTCTTATGGGTGTTCCTGGTTTAACCAAGGAAGATTTAAAAATCACCATTAAAGATGGTATAATTAAAATTTCTTATTCAAAAGAAGAAAAGAGTGAAACGTCCCACTTTGTGAATAGTTTCACCAAATCTTACTCATTACCTGATGACGTTAAAGAAAAAGATGTTGAGGGTAAGGTTGAAAATGGAATTTTAGAACTAACGTTACCGATTGATAAAAAGAAGCCGTTAGAAAGAATTATATCTCTTAATTAATAAAGACCCCCGATAATGGGGGTTTTTTATTTTTTACCAATATTTATATAGAAATATTGAATATTATGGGAAGAACATTAAGATTGACCGAATCTGAATTAACTAAATTAATACAAGAGATGATAAACGCAAATGAAATGGCGTTATCTCATCAAGATTTCCAAACATCAGAAGAATTATCTGATTTAAGATCTGCTATTGATTCTAACAAAATTGTAAGTGTTGCATTTGTTAAAAAAGATGGTGGTGTTAGACATATGGCGATTAAAAAATATTTAAGTTCATATGAGGCTAGTGATAGACCTAAATCGGAAAAACAAATCAATATAGATTCAAATAATGATATGAAAACTGTTGTTGATATTAACTCATACATCAAATTAGTAAAAGGTGGAATGGAAAAGAGTGAAGCAGCCGCCAAATCATTCAGAAGAGTGTTATTGGGTAACGTATTAGGTTTCTTAGTTGCGGGTAAATTCAAAGATTTACGTCAAGAAAACAATATTCAAGAAAGATTTGGTGAAGAAGTATATAATTCTTTAACTAAATCTATGGTAAGAGCAATGGACGCTGAACAAAATCAGCAAGACACTGAACTACAAGAATGTATGAAATAATTAAGAAATTATTTAAAATATATAGACCCCTCCTAACCGAGGGGTTTTTTATTTGATATTTATTTAGTATATTCTTATAAAAACATAAAACTATGGGTATTATATCAGAATCGATTAATGGTAACTTAATTGAGGTTACAATTAAATCATCAAACTTACAGAGTGCGACATATTTCACCGAAGAGGAGAAATTATCGGTAACTTTTAATAATGGATCTATTTATGAATACGAAAAGATTCCTTGGGCTAAGTTCACTAAATTTAGAATGGCCGAATCCCAGGGGAAGTATTTTAATCAGGAGATATCCAAAACACACAAATTTACCAAAGTAAAATGAGTTTATTTGAAGAACTAGTCGAGTACACTAAAGATGACGAAAGAATTGTAAAATCTTTTGAAACTAAAGATATTTTGTCAAATGAAATTTTTGATGAATCTAAGGATGGTTTCAAAATGAAAGAAGTCGTTAGAAAACGTTTGATTGAGATTGCTAACGATTTTGTTGAATCTTTTGGTGTTGAGTTCTTTATTCACGACGTAGTATTAACTGGTTCTTTAGCTAATTTTAACTGGTCGGAATTTTCTGATGTCGATTTACACGTATTAATAGATATGAGTGAAATAGATGGAGATAACGGTTCACCCATTCTAATGACCATCATTAAAGAGTTTTTCGATGCTAAAAAGAACGTTTGGAATGAGAAACACGACATTAAAATTAAAGGTTTTGATGTGGAAGTTTATGTTCAGGATGTGGAGGAACCGCACATTTCTTCGGGTGTTTATTCTATTTTACACGATAAGTGGGAAATTGAACCAAAAAAAGAGACACCTAATATTGACGATAGAAAAATATTGGAAAAAGGTGAGGACTTTGCTAAGAAAATAGATCAATTAGTTGATTTAGGGATTAGTGATGAAGTTTTACCTAAGATTGAGTCGTTAAGAAAAAAATTAAAGCAATTCAGACAAAGTGGTTTAGAGACAGGAGGTGAGTATTCTTATGAGAACCTAACCTTTAAATTACTTAGAAGAAATGGATACATTAACAAGTTACTAAAACTAAAAACGGACATAATAGATAAGAAATTGTCCATAACACAATAGGGAACCTTATTTTTTTCTATATATCTATGTATTTATAGGATAAGAATAAGTATATCTTAATTAATATCAAAATGGCAGAAATTAAACCACTTGGAAGTGAGAAATTAAACGGGGATGACAAATTAAAAAGAATCCTTGAGTTAACTTACTATAATAACGCAAATAATAAACCTCAAACAAAATCAGCAGAATTAGTTTCAGAAGCTAAGAATGGTGGTGGAGTATATGGTATCGTCAAAGAAAAAGATGGATACTATGTGAAAAGAGGATTAAACGAATCATCACTTGATTATATCGGTGGTATGTTTATGAAGAATAAAAACAAATTTTCTTCATATTCCGAAGCGTTAAAAAGACTTGAATTAGTTAAGGGTCAAGAAGAATTACAAGAAGCAACGAAATACGTTTTAAAACAAAACAAACCTCAAGAAGAGATACCAGCTCCTGATATGGAGGCACCTGTAGATGAACCATCTGCGGATATGCCAGCTCCTGATATGGAGGCACCTGTTGCTGAACCATCTACAGATATGGAGGCTCCCGATATGGAGGCTACAGATACTGAATCTCCTTCGGACGATATGGGTGGTGAAGATATGGGCGGAGAATCAAGTTCGGAAGGAAAACCTTCTGATTATATGGCTGAAGTACAAAAATTTGCAGGTAAACTTGGTCAAGAATTAAGAGATCAAAAAGAAAAAATGGAAAGTGATGATATTAAGTACGTTCTTAATATGATTATATCTGCAGTTGATTTAGACAAACTTGAAGAAGAAGATATCGAAGATATTTCTAAGAAATTTGAAAGAGATGAAGATTTTGGTGACGATGAAGAAGTTCCTGCAGAAGAACCTGAAATGGGTGACGATGAAGAAGTTCCTGCAGAAGAACCTACATCTGATGAAGATATCGATGAAGAATTGTCAATGGCGGGATTAACGGGAGAAGATGAACCAATGGATGCTTTAGAAGCGTTTATTAATACACCTGTTGAAACTGGTGAAATTGATATTTCACGTTACGCAGATATTGATGAAGATTCTGACGATATTCAAGAAATTGATATGGATAAAATCAAAAATGAAATTAATCAAAGTGTTGGTGAAACACTAAGCAAATATTTCAAATAAAATGAATCTAATCTATGTCAATGAAATTGGTTCAGATTATAAAGGTCAAAAACAGTACGAATTTATCTTTAGTTCATCAACTGAAATTGACATAGAGGAATGGTTTGTTATACCAGCTTCCGCAATATCTGGATCTAAATCACCTGAAATAGAATATGTAGACTTAGTCGGTCTATTAAAAAATACCGATTTAAAATTAGAATTAGTTCAAGACTCCGATTATTTCGGAGTTATTGATGCTGTAGATGGTGTAGTTGCGTTGGCTTGGGAAAAATTTGATTTTGATTCTGAGTTTGACAGACTTACATTTAAGTTCGGGGAATCTTTGGAATCTGTTTCTAAAAAACTAAAACAAAGAGATTATCAATTATTAAAAGAAGAGATAAAATTCAAAGAAATATGAAAAGAAACGAAATAGTTGAATCCTTAATGAAAGAAGGGTTCTCAGAAAAAACACTAGTTAATTTTAGTGACAAACAACTTGTAACATTTGCAAGTAGAATCTTAGGTGAAGCCGATATTATGATTTCAAAGAAAGACCCATTGGCTAATCAAAAAATTGCCGACGCGAAAAAACAAAACAAATCTATTGAGACATACGAAGAGGAAATGAAAGAGGGATTAAAAGGTAATCAAAAGAAGTTAGATAAGAACCATAATGGTAAAATTGACGGTCAAGATTTTAAAATATTAAAAGGACAAAAGAAAGAAGTTAGTGAGGATAAAAAATGCAATGACTGCGGTTGTACGAAATCAGAGTGTAAATGTAAAAAATCCAACATTAAAGAATGGGTTTCTGAAGTTACTAACAAAAAATTTCATAGTTTTACATCAAAAAACGAAATTATGGAAATGATTCAATTTAAATTAGGAGAACAAGAAGTCGGTTCAAAAGTTAAAAAGGGACACAATGGTATTCCAGAATTTATGAGTTACGATGTTATCTCAAGTACTGAAACTATTGATGCTGAACCAACAACAAAACCAGCGCCTGTAAAACCAAAAACAAATCCTGGTACTAAACCAAAAACACCTTATCAACCTGGTCCGGGAAAAAACCCTAAACCAAAAGCGTTAAAAGAAACCAAATAATGATACTTTCTAAGAAAAAATTACTATCTTTGATAAAAGAAAATTTAGAAGAGATGGCAATGGATTTTGATTCAAACGATAGACCTGATAGTGGGGTTGAGGATAAATTAAAACAGGGGGAAACTCCTTTTAAGAAAGTACCTTTACCTAAAACAGGAGAAGAACCAAATAAGAACTTTCAAGAGGTTCTTGGTTCTGAAAGATATAAGCAATTATTAGCAACACTTAGAAGGTATGTTCCAAACGCACCAACTCTTCGTGGGATGGATGGTGTAATGAGTTTACAACACCTATTAATGAATGCTCACAACACTATTGTTCAAGCTGAATTAAATCATAGGGAAGAATTAGAACGTTTAGCAGTAGATTTAGTTATGAAAGAAATGGGTATACCAGAAGGTTCCATTGAATTTGATGCTAAGATAATTGGAATGGGTGAAGTTAACACTGATGATTTTAATAATGATCAAGATAATGAGGAAAACCCAGAAGAGGTAGATATATCTAACGATATTGATTTAGGTGTTGAAGTTAACCTATTTAACGAATTACAAGGTTTAGATGTTGAGAAAGCTAAGAGACGTTTAATTAATAGTATAATACAGGGAGCATCGAATAAAGGACACTATATGTATCATTTAGCCCCTGAAAAGATTGGAGAAATTACGGGTAACCCTAATTTAATCAATATGTACGGTATTATGATGTCAATCAATGACCTTAGTTATTGGCAATTGAGTGATGAGACGATTAAACAAATGGGTAATTCTGGAGCAGGAAAAGAACAAGTTGAAAGACCTGAAGATGAGGACGGAGTTGCTAAAGTTGTTGCTCGTGGAATTAACTTTCCAGTATTAGTTCACGAATTAATAAAAGGAGTTTTAGAATTATTTGCAATCCAAGGAAGACCTGAAGATGAAGACACATACGATGAAGTAGAATCTAGTGAAGATACTTTAGAAAAGGAAATGTGGGATTTAAGATTAGGTCCAGCAATTTGGGATAGATTAAGAAGTCAATTCCCTGAAGATATTGTTATTGATGAAAATAAAAGAGAATTACAAAACTACCTATTAGTTGAGATATTCAAATTACCCGCTAAAAAATTCTTAGTCTTTATGAGAGAAGTTCTACAAGGAACAGAAAATGGTAAAAGATTAATGAATGAATTAATGGACGGAATTAATAAAATGTTTAATGATCAAGCATACGAAGACGCGGTTTCTATTTTTAGAAACGATTTAGAAGATGTTACCGATGAAAGTGAACCTGACGATATAAACAGTTTCCTTAATTCATTAGGGATTAGAGGTAATATAGATTCAGATGATGAGGACGACGAAGATGACGATGACAGTCCATTTCAAAGAAGATAATACAAGGTGGTAAGTTTTACCACCTTTTTTTGTATTTATATATATGAATAATAGAGCAGAACAATTATTAGAATACGCGAAAATTATAAAGGACACGCCTTATGCTCTGAGAACGTATCTACAAACGTATGATAATACTCAGAAGAAGTACGTACCTATGGATTTATTTCCTGACCAAATACAATTGATTCAGGATTACGAAAATTACAACGAAAATATTACTAAAAAATATAGACAAGCGGGTGTAACTACGGTAACCGCCGCTTGGTTATCAAAAAAATTACAATTAGCAAAACCTGAGAATCCTGAAAGAATTCTTATTATTGCAAACAAACGTGATACGGCAATTGAGATGGCTAATAAAGTTAGACACTTTATTGACCAATGGCCTGAATGGATAAATGTTGGTTTTTCACCCGATAAGAACTCAGAAAGTAGATTTAGATTAAATAACGGTTCGGAAGTAAAAGCCGTCGCAACATCTGCGGATGCACTTCGTGGTTTTACACCAACTGTACTTGTTTTTGATGAGGCGGCTTATATCGAAGCTGGTGATGATTTTTGGGCAGCATCTATGGCGTCCCTATCAACGGGTGGTAAGATTATTCTTATCTCAACTCCAAATGGATATGACCAAATTTACTATGGTGTTTATGATCAAGCTTTAAGAGGTATTAATGACTTCCATATAACCGATTTAAGGTGGTTTAAAG